GAGGAAATATATAACCTTGCGAAGTGCCTCCGATCCATTATATAAATCCACAAATTGATTGTACAAACCAACCACAACAGGCAAAACTTCACCCCAATTTTTATATATGATAAAAGCAACACCCGCAATAGCAGCCGCAACCAATCCAACAGGTGAAAGCAACGCTCCCATCAATGTTGTAAGTGTGCCAACCAACGTGATAATTGTTGGCAATACAACTGCGAATGCACCCAATCCCAAAATAAGTTTTTGAGTGCCTCCATCTAAATCAAAAAATGCTTGAAATACGTTTTGAATAACCCTTGAAACATCCTCAAAGATTGGCAAAAATCCAGTGAGTAAAGTTGCGCCAAGTTGTGCGAATGATTCCTTTGATGAATTCATTGCCTTGCGCAATCTAAATTCAGCGGTTTGAGCAGTTGCATCAAATGCGGTTTGTGTCATCCCCATTGTATCATTCATTCGCTCAAAGATGCCACGATTCACCTCAACACCCGATCCCAATAAATCCAAAACACCTTTTAATGCCCGAATGTTTGGGAATACAACTTGCGCAGCATCCGCATTGTCATCAAAAGAAGTTTTTAATGTGTTTAATGTAGCTAATAATCCTTCATCCTTGATTTGTTGCTTCAACCCTGCGGATGATAATCCCATTTCATTCAATGCATCCTCCGCTTGTTTTGTTGGTTTTAATAAACCTGAAAGAATGGCATTCAATTGTGTTGCACCACTTGCAGCATCAGTTCCTGTTCTACTCATTGCAGCAAATGCAGCACCAACTTCGTGGAATTGTACACCCATATTTGATGCAACTGGCAACACTGATCCCATTGCACCCGCCAAATCCTCTGATGATAATTTTCCTTCACGCACCGCAGCGGTCAAAACATCTGTTGCTTGTGATGCGCCAAGTGTATCCGATCCGTATGCGTTCATTGCGGAGGTTGCCAAATCTGCAATCGTTGCGGTTTCACCCAATCCAACTGCGGATGCTTTCAATGATGCCTCCAATGTTTGCATTGCCTCATCACCACGCAATCCCGCAGATGTTATGAAAAACAATGCTTCAGCTGCCTTTGATGATGAAACACCAAATTCCTTTGCCATTGTTTTAGCGGTTGCACCCATACGATCAACCTCATCACCTGCAATTCCCACAAGCGATTTGACCTTTGTCATTGACTTATCGAAATCCGTTGCCATTTTGATTGCAGCACCACCCGCCAATGCTAATGGTAATGCCAATCTTGTTTGAAGTGATTTGCCAACTGCGGTTGTGCTTTTACCAAATGATTTCAACCGCCCTGATGCAGTTTTGAGTGTTGCATTCAGTTTGGATGCATCACCCAATAAAGTAACTTTCAATTGATTATTTGCCATCCGTAGAATTTAAATGTAAAAATACAAAAATCCTACATCTTTAATTTTTTATCAAATGTCGCTGATTTGACTTTGTCTAAAAATGAATTGTATTTGTCCTTTGTGGATTTCGGTCGATTCTTTTCCATTTTGGAATATATATCTTGAGGCAATGAAAACAACTTTTCAGGATCAATCATTTGTGAACGTTTTTGCGCATTCACATTGTACACCATTGCTGCCAAGTATCGGATGCGTTCCCACTCCTTATTGTTGGCAATGTAATATGATTCACCCAAAAGGTGATTTTCCTTCCAAGTATATTTCCAAAATTTTTCAGGTTCAATCCCTACTTGACCGATGAAATAATCGATCAAATCATCCCAAGTGAGTTTTTCGGGAGTTAGGGTTGCGTTTTTTTTTCCGTAGATTTTACCACGTTACGCTTAACACCTTGATTCAAATCATTGCCAAGCACTCTGGATTCCATCATTGCATTCACAATGTCCTCAAGTTTTTCCGCCTCCAGATCCTCAAGCCACATTCCAACTTTGAATTCATTGTAATCAATTTCATTCCCTTCCTCTTGATCATTAGCAAGGATTGCGGAATAAATAAGCGCACGAATTGTACCAAGTGAAATTCCTTCACCAAATATGTCGCCAATCTTATCAAGCGAAATGCCCAATGTATCAGTGAAGTTTGCCCAAAAGTTCATTGAAAAATGCAACTTGCGAGTTTTTCCGCCAAGTTTTATGGAGTAGTATCCCCGTTGTTTGTTTGCCATAGTAAAAAAATAAAAAGCGCAATCCCCTCAAATTGCGCTCAATTCATAATATTTTATCCGTCTGATGCAGCAATTTGCCCAGTCAATGTGATTGATCCTGAATATGAAACAGGTGATTCCATTTCCGCACTTTGCTCAAGTGATGAAAGGAAACCCTCCGCAGTGAAAATACGATCACCCGTTGTTTCAGTTCCGAATACAACAGTCAATTGTGTACGTGCCAAAAGAAAATCAGCAAGTTCAGTTACGTTTGATGTATCATCATAAGTGACTAATCCATCAAATGAAACTTCACCGCTCATCACCCCTGCTATCACTTCCTGAAAGCCATTGGAATCCTTTGAAGTTGCCTCTGGCAAATCAGTTGATAATGTTAATGAGCAAGATGTTGTATGCCCAAGATTTGTTCCTTCTACTGAAAGCAAAAGGTTTGTTCCGTTAAATACACCCGTTGTTGGCATAGCTTATAATTTTTTAATTCTATACAAATATACTATATTTTTTTAATTCAATGTCATCAATCCAGTGAGTGAAATTCCAACTGAATATGAAACCGAGTTTTCCATTTCTGCAATTTGCTCAACGGATTCAATATATCCCTCACCATTAAAAATATACAATGAACTTGTGGAATCCTCAAAATAGAATTCCGCCTTTTGTTTTGTGAGCATCATTGTTGCCAATTCGTTGAAGTTTAATGTATCACCATAATCAACCAAACCATCAACTGCAATTTCACCAGATCGAACCCCCGCAATCACTTCACGAAAACCATTGGAATTTTTTGTTGTGGATTCAGGCAAATCAACATTCAATGAAATTGTTGTTGATGTGGAATGCCCAAGCACTTGTTTTTCATCCTCAAAAGTGTCACGTACACAATTAAGTGCCTCCATAGTGCCACCATCCGCACCAACCCTTTCAGCAAACAATGCTACTTTAGGATCAATATCGCTTTTGTATAGCAAAAAACTTGAACCGTTGATCAAACCCATTTTCTATCCATTAAAACTCCATCCTGCAAAGGTATGAATTCCATTATCACCCTCCTCAAGTGTTATTTCTTTGGATGCCCAACCATAAGGAAATTGAATTTCAGTTTCCGCAGGTGTTACAATATTGCCCTCATCATCCAAAACCGCTGCTTGTGTTTCAACAGTTATTTCAGATGCCTTCCATAAAACATCAACGGAATAGTTTTCCGCTAATACTGCTTCGGTTTCAATATTACCTTCATCATCATAAACTGGTTGCTCAACAATTGGATGTGCCAATTTAACAACCGTATGGCTGTGCGAAGGGTGTTCGTTGCCTTCCTCATCTTCTGTATGTGGTAATGCAGCTATTCTTGTTTCAGCCAAATCTTGGCTTTCAAATTCATATTTTTTAAATATATATTTCATTGTATTTATAATTTATATTGTTGTTAATGCTTGTAATTCGGTGTTTGTTAGTCGTGTGTTATATACCCTTAAATTTTTTACCTTGCCATCAAAAACACCTGTGCCATTTCCTCTTGACATTTTAATTTTTGTTAAAGAAACAGGCATTGTCGTTGTTGTGCTTGTTGTAACTTGATTTCCATTTATATAAACAGCACTGTCGCCACTCTTATAAGCAAATGCAACCTTTACATATTCATCAGTATCAAAAAGAGTTGTACCTCCACCAATAGGTTGTGTGCCTCCACTTCTTAAATAATACTCTATTCTGTCTGTTGTGGTAAATCTTATTATAATTTCATTGTTTGTGCCACCATCACTTAATGTAATGCCCGTATAAGTTCCTTGTGCGTTTATTTTACTTTCAAAATATAAAACACCCTCTGTTTGTCCTATAACACCATCTGGTGGGGTTTGACTACAACTTTCCGCACTCCTTGTAACACCCCCAGATTGTCCTGATGTTGGTATATACGAAGTGGCGTAGCTTCCATTTTCAGCTTGTGAGCCATAAATTAAAATATCAGCACTATCAGAAGTTCCATAGCCACCCCTTAAAATTAATTGAAAAATAACGATATTAATTTCGTTGTTTAATTCAAATCTTTGCCATTCAGGTGTTACACTACAAACTATATAATTACTTGACCTTAACGCAACACTATAAGTATTACTGTCGTTACTTTTTATCCATATAGATGAACTTGCAGTAGATATATTAGAAAAAGTGTCCTGAAAAGCAGAAAAATCACTTGAAGTAGTACCACTTCCTTTGCTTATTTGTAATCTTGATGCGTTTTGACTACCATCAGGCGAAATTGCATAATTTCCTGTTACTGTTGCTGCACTTCCTGTGCCACTTGATACCGAAGTCCAACGTGCGTTTGTGAAATCATTTGAATATGGTAAGCTATTCGTTCTACTCGGCTCTAATAACAAATGCCCATTAGTGTTGTTAAAAAAGTCAATACGTGGCTCTTCTGTGCCTACTGTTTCTATTAACCCATCTTTGTTTACAACAGTTGCTGTTGATGCCCTGTCAAAAGTAAAAGGTAGTGGCTTAAAATTACTGTTCTCGTCATTATAGGCAAGAGCAGTTTCTTTTCCTACTGCCCATTCTCCGTTTCCAAATTTAAATGTATTTGCCATTACTTAATTGTTAAATTTAATTCGTTAGCCATATTTGTGAATGATGTGTAGCTTGTTAGTGCTTCAAGTTCGGCATCTGTTAAAACCGCATCGTAGTAACCAACTTCTTTTGCTTTTCCGTAGAAAGGATTTAATGATGCAGTATCAAATGATATATCACTTAAATTATTAGGTAAATTAGTTACTGTATCTGTCCCTAATTCAAATCCGTTTGCCCATAAGTTAAATCCATTTGAACTATATTTTAAAGCAATCTTATTGTAATTACTTGTGTCCGATGTCGTTGTTGTTATTTGTGGATTAGTTCCTCCAGAACTTGAAATTAAAGTAGCTTCAATACCATTACTTACAGTATAAAACTTAAAGAACACTCTATTATTTAAAGTTCCATCTGAAATAGATATAACCCTTGATGTTGTACTATCGTAAAAATCAGCCACATTAGCAAACAACACTCCTTCGCTGTCATTAAATACTTGCTCGTTTCCTGCTCCTCGAGCTACGTCTGCTGCTCTTGTAACACCCCCAGATTGTCCTGAAGTGGGAATGTAACTTGTGGCGTAGCTTCCTTCCTCTAATTGTGCGCCATAAATATAAACACCATCAGTATTATTGCCTACAAACCCACTACCACTTCCTAATCTAATTCTACATTGAGAAGCTCCGTTAGTATTATCTGTAATTGAACATCTATACCAACCATTACCGTAATTTTCCATTTCAACTTTACTTGGTAAAGTACCGAATGTAGCACTTGTTGTAGTTCCATTTGTTAAGTCAAATGTTGCTGCTTTGTTTACACCTGTATAAAAAAGTGTTAATTTGTCAAGTTCTTCTTTTTTTGCAAATACGCTAAATGCAAAATCATTATTGGTAAACGAAAAACTAAAAGCTATTTCGTGAGTATTATTGTCTGTATTAGCAGATAGTTTAGAAGCATTAACAGAACCATCTGGCGAAGTTGTATCATTGCTTATTATGGTAGCTCTTGTTTTTGTCCAACTACTATCACTAAAATCTTCTGAATAAGTAACTAAATTAGTCCTACTTGGTTCTAAAAGCGCAACACCATTTGAACTGTCTTTATAGTCAATTCTTAATTTATCCTTTCCTACGACTTCAATTAACCCTTGTTTGTTTAC